TACATTAAAAGAAATTCAAACTCGTACAAGACGATTAATTAATGAATTTGGAGAAATTGAATTGATTAAAATCCAAATCGAAAATCGCCGCAAAACCGCAGAGGGATTTTTAGCTGATTTAACTTCCAAAGAACAAGAATTTACCCAATCAGTATTTAATACTTATGGTCGAGTTAATATTGATCCAGAAAATGGTGAACTTACCCCAATAGGATAATCTAGATCAAAATACACCATATTTATAATAAAATAATTTATTACAATGGCAGAAACAATTGTATCACCTGGTGTATTAGCAATAGAGAACGACCAATCATTTATCACTCAAGGACCTGTAACTGCAGGTGCCGCTATTGTAGGACCAACCGTTAAAGGTAAAGTAGGAATCCCTACTATTGTAACTTCATATAGTGACTATTTAAATAAATTTGGCTCTACTTTTATTAGTGGGAGCCAAACTTATACTTATTTCACATCAATTTCGGCATATAACTACTTTAATAATGGAGGAACTTCCTTATTAGTTACTCGTGTCGTAAGTGGTTCATTTACCCCAGCAACATCCTCAACTATACCAACTTCAACAGCAGCTACTTCAGCATCAGCAAATGTTAATTTAACATTTATTTCTGCTAGTTTAGCAGCCGTTGGTTCAGGATCATTTAATGTAAATGGTGTTACACTTTATTATACAGGATCTGGAGCTGGAACTGTTGTAAATAATTCTAGTATTATTTATATTAATACTTCGTCATTTGCGTCTTCAACAGTTGCAGATTATGTTGTTGCTTCTTCTCAATATTTAAGCTTTAGCAGTTCTTTAGCTCTATATAGTTCATCTCTTCAATACATTAGTTCAAGTGTTAACTCTCCTAACTTAGTATTAACATTTACAGGATCTAATGGTCTTATAGGAAATTCATCCTATTATATTTCTGGAAGTACAACTGCATATTTTTCAGGAGGAACTAATACTGAAGCATTTGTTTTAGAAACATTGTCTTCTGGAGACATTATGAATAGTACTGGCCCGACAGGTTCTTATGGTACTTTATTAAGTGGATCTGCAGATAACTTTAGATGGCAAATTACTAACACTAATATTAACAATGGTACTTTTACTTTAGTAATTCGTCAAGGAAATGACTCAGTAATATCTCCATCCATTTTAGAAACTTGGACAAATTTATCACTTGATCCATTTGCTTCAAACTATATTGAAAAAGTAATTGGTAATCAAACAGAAACAGTTCAATATGATCCAACAACTGGTGAATACTATATTGAATTAGTAGGTAATTATCAAAATCGTTCACGTTATGTACGTGTTAAACAAGTAAAAGTTACTACTCCAAATTACTTAGATAATTTAGGTACTCCTAAACCAGAATACACTGGTTCTATTTGTTATTTATCAAGTGGATCATTTGGAAATGCAGTTGGAAAAAATACTCCAACAGGTACAGCAGGTAATTACTATGAAAATATTTCAAATACAAATATTCAAGGTCTTACCGCTAACGCATACACACAATCTATTTCATTACTTGCCAACCAAGATGCGTATAACTATAATTTATTAACAATTCCTGGTTTAATAGCAGATTCTGCAAATTATCCTTCTCATATTTCTGTAATTAATAGTTTAATTTCAACTGTTCAAAACAGAGGAGATGCTATGACAGTAATTGATTTAGTAGGATATGGTGCAAACGTTCTTGAAGTAACTTCTAATGCAACCGGATATGATACTTCATATGCCGCATCATATTGGCCTTGGGTTAAAACTATTGACCCAAATACAGGAACTCAAGTTTGGGTACCTGCTTCTACTATGATCCCTGGCGTATACGCATTTAATGATAATGTTGCTGAACCTTGGTTTGCTCCTGCTGGTATTAACCGTGGAGTATTAACTAATGTTATTCAAGCAGAACGTTCATTGACTCAAGGAAACAGAGATTTGCTTTACGAAAGTAATGTTAACTCAATTGCTACTTTCCCTAATACAGGTGTGGTAGTATTTGGACAAAAAACATTACAGAAAAAACCTAGTGCTTTAGACCGAGTAAACGTACGTCGTTTATTAATTGAACTTAAAAATTATATATCTCAAGTAGCTGATACTTTAGTATTTGAGCAGAATAATGTAATTACTAGAAATAATTTCTTATCTCAAGTTAATCCTTACTTAGCCTCAGTTCAACAAAGACAGGGTTTAACAGCATTTAGAGTAATAATGGATGAATCCAACAATCCACCTTCAGTAGTAGACCAAAACCAATTAGTAGGTCAAATTTACTTACAACCTACTCGAACAGCTGAATTTATTATTCTTGATTTTAATGTATTACCTACAGGTGCAACTTTCCCTGCTTAGTAATACATTTTAAAAAAGACATTCATATTTATAATAAAAAATAAAATGGCAAATTTCACAGTTTCTCCTGGAGTAGCAATTAGCGAAATAGACAACACATTCTTAGCTGGCCAACCAGTTCCTCCTGGTGCAGCAATCATTGGCCCAACTGTAAAAGGGCCAGTTGAAGTTCCAACATTAATTACTTCTTATTCTGACTATACAACATTGTTTGGAGATGTTTTTGTAAGTGGTGGTGATTCATATTCTTACTTAACTTCTCAAGCAGCTTTTAACTATTTTAACTATGGTGGAACAGCATTATGGGTAGCAAGAGTAGTTAGTGGATCTTATACATCTGCTACAGGTAGTGTAGGTAATGCTATTAGCTCAACTAATGGAGGCTTTGTTTCAGCTTCATTTTTAGTTTCTTCAAGTTACACAGCCTCTAATGCAGGTGGTGTTATCGGTGGTACTATTAAATTAAGTATCCCTTCAGCAGCAGGTACTTTCACTGATTACTGGGTTCAAGGAGCTAACTTTGGGTATGATTACTATAACGATTCTGCAAATGTAGGATATGTTAGTATGTCTGCTAACCCAACAGTTGATGAATTTGGTGCTAGAATAGCTGGTTTCTTTGGTTCATCTTCAATATTTGGTGTTCAAAATGAAATATTTTCATTATTTTCTGCATCATATAATGCTTCTACAGATGTACTTTCTATTTTCTCTAGAGTTTCCTCTTCTGCATTAAACGGAACTGTTGTTAGATACGGATTCTCACCTGGAGGTTACATTTACGGAGGTGCAGGTAACAGTTCATTCTTAGCAAGTTCTTCAATGGCTGGAGGATTTAATGGAGCATCTTCAGTAGCATTTACTTTAGAAACATTATCTAAAGGAACTATCATGAATAATGCTGGTTCTGAAGTTTCAGGAGCTTTAGCTTCAGGAAGTGCAGATAATGTTAGATTTGAAATTACTAATACAAATACAGGATCTGGTACATTTAATTTAATTATCCGTCGTGGAGATGATAATAATGCTACTAAAACTATTCTAGAAACTTGGAATAGTATAACATTAGATCCAAACTCATCAAGATTTATTTCTAAAGTAGTTGGTAACCAACTATTAGCATATAATTCATCTACAAATCAGATGGATGTAACTGGTGATTATCCGAATAAATCTCGTTACGTTCGTGTAAAAAGTGTTAATTCACCAACACCAAATTATTTCGATGCAAATGGTGTTGCTCAATCTCAATATACCTCTTCAATTCCAATAGGTCAAAGTGGTTCGTTTGGTGGAGCTGTAGGTACTGCAAATTCAACAATTTTACTCAACGAAAATATTACCCAAAATAACACTCAAGGTCTCCCAGCTAGTGCATATAACAACATGATTAGCTTGTTAAGCAATGCTGATTTTTACCAATATAATGTTATTTTTACTCCTGGATTAATTGCTTCATTACATGCATCACAAGTAAATAGTTTAATTGTAAATTCACAAAATAGAGGTGATTGTTTGTATATTCCTGATATGGTTGAATATTCAAGTAATGTTGCTAGTGCAGTAAGCACCGCTCAATCATTTGATAATTCATACGCTGCAACATATTGGCCTTGGGTTCGTTTAGCAGATGCATCAACTGGAAAATTAGTTTGGGCCCCAGCTTCAACAGTAATTCCAGGTGTATATGCGTTTAACGATAAAGTATCTGCTCCATGGTTTGCACCAGCAGGTATTAATCGTGGTGGTTTAGGTACTGTATCATATGCTCAATACAAATTAACTCAAGCAGAAAGAGATACATTATATGCTAATAACATTAACCCAATTG